TGCACTACCCAGGGATGCTGCGACCATAGGATTTCCCCTATGGAGACATTAATCCCATACACCCTTAACACGAATAGTGAAAGTCCTCACGAACAGTTTCCTGCCCGCAAGGACAGACGACTTACCCGTAAGCTTTCGCTATATGGAACTCATTAGCGAATACTACTGGCTCACCGCGAATCCCCAATTTCTCCAGCACCCAACTTCTTGGGTGATAGGCGAAATCGGAACGACACGCATCGTGCCCTAAAACAAATTTCAGGGTCCGATCCGGTTCGTGATCACGGTAGTATAGTAGTAACGCGAGCGCCACTGTTAAGGGGCTCCCATAGAAAACCATCTCTGGTTTTCCGGATTCCACAATGCTCAGAGACAATCCGAGCATGCTCATAATTGTGTTTGCTGGCAAAGAAATCCAGCAAACTGTGGAATCCCCCAGTCGTCTCTTGTCGAGTTGGGCCACGTAAGACCCAAACTCTAACCTCGTGCCTATGAAGGCGAGGATTCCATCTTTTTCTAAGATGAGATTCATCGCTGCCAGAACATGAGGTGAGACCACTGAACCCAGTCTCGTGTCGAGCCACAACCCGGAGTCCACGTCGAATACGTGGAGGTAAGGTGTTTGTGAGGCTGTCTGATGCATACCATAATCCTTTATTAAAGAGATTGTTGGATGTGTCTACAACAGCCTGACACGAAGCCGGGCTGTCGGCGATTAAAGTCTTGGGCTTAACCGGAGTTACATCGTAACCCCGATACCCATCGACTCCGCAAGATTCCCTGAAATGTCCGTTAACATAGCTCTTAGCCATGTTAACCTTCAGACCAAGGATATCCATAATGCGGATTAATCGCTCGTACCCGTGTGCAGGCAATATTATATCATCGCCAAACACACGGACCCGGTTACGTAATTTCCAGATCTTTTGCCAACTTATATCACCCTCGACTGAAGCAGTCAGGGCGATAATAAGAAAGACAAGAGATTGAACTGGAAATGTCGTAGCAGTTCCCTGCGAGGCGAACTTCTTGAGTCTCAAGAAGCTCGGTTCCTTAGAAATGTCATCTCTAAGGAGCCTCGTTCGTGCGGCGTGCAGATGGTGCAATAAGGAACAATGTTTCCTTAGAGCACGCTCCACGGTCCAACACGAAAGACGATCACTAGCATCTGACAAATCGACAGTTGCCAATGATCTATCTCGTGAAGCTTTTAGCACAAGATCGTTTGATTTGCGCTGATCATGAAGATCAATGAAGAAACCATGAAAATGGGTTCTAAACTGATCATTCATGAAACTCAGAATGCTTTGCTGGCACCACTGATGTGATGCAGGCTCGGCAGCAATGAGCCTAGGACCTTTGTAGGTCTTAGGAACACAAATCAACCTACTCGCCTTTTCATGACGAGAGGGACGATCCCGATCGGACCCAATGGTTTTACCACAGAGTTCGAAAGGAAAGAGTGCCTCAAGCTTATCCGGCCAAAATCGGAATTGGGATTTCTCCCAATTCTTCATCTGTTCGGAAACCGCCCCAGGTCCATGCTTGAATCCGATGCCTTTCCCCTCAGAGTCCAAATCAACAGCACGTTGATGAGGATCAAAGAAGTCAAAGGTATCGCATACGACGTCAGCAACTTGCTGGAGTCGCATGAGGAGATCTCGATCACTGGCCTTTGAACTGTTGGCTGTACTGTGCTCTTCATTACTGAAGAGTTGGTATTGCCGCGGATCATAGGCAGGGCCGTCAAGAGCTTGTACAAAGTGCAAACTCCCGAGGCGATCATCGGGATCCAAGTTATCAGAATGCCACCCAAGGGTGGGTTCTCTGATGACTCGCTCGACCACATGGTAGTTCTCCAAAACCGCTTGTATGCGGTCACTAGAGCACTCCACTTCTAGCTTCTTACCAAAACAGCAAAGCTGTCGAAGTAAGAATATGCTAGTCGGGTCAGCATCCAAACGCAAGCATGCATGCTTATCAAACACTCGTAGCCAGAGTCCTGAGAATAATCTCGGCACTCTAACCTCTTTGGAAACCGTAGAAGATAACGGTCCCTTAGACGTAAGACGTCCACATTCAAGACCCTCTAGCAATAGAGAGTCTAGATGAGGAAGGTCAAGCATAAATAAAGCTTGACCACGTGTTTGACATTGAAGGGTGAGTCTCTCAAAATCGAGATCCAAACCCCTCATAGCAGGGTACGCTGCTTGGACATCCTTAAGGATGCCACGCACGACATGGAGTAGAACACTTTCTTGGCTTTTCATACATTTCACCTTTCAGTGGAAAGTATTCCAAGTCACAGAAAGCCAGAACGTCCTTCGAGGATCTCAACTCTCGAAGTTCATCAACTTGGTGATGTTGGCATTGGTTGACGCAGTCAACCAAGCAAACAAAGCTGCAGCGTCGTAAGTAGGATCGGCAAGGGTATCACCCTGCTGATTCTCCATAACGATGTATGTCTTCCTTACGGTAGACAAAACTGCAGGCGCCACCGGGTAAACAGTCTCGGTGAACTCGACATTGTGACGATCAATCATCACTTTGCGAGTCTTATCGAGATAACTGGAATTCCGGATCTTCAGCCTGAATTCATTCGTAGTAGTCCGAAGCAGATACTCCGAAGAGTACTGATCCTGATTGATACGAACGAGATTCTTAGCCACCGAATTGACGGTGAGCGTTTGAGGATCTGCGAACATGTTTTACTCCTATTGCGTATTCGTGTTGCGGAAACAAGGCTTTACAGCCTCGTTACTGCTAACGAAGCCGCAATGCCCATCTGTGTCCCATTGAGAAATGGGATATGGGCAACTGGAGCCACAAAAGACGTAGCTCGTGTTTTGTTCTCACGAACATACCTGATACCGCTACAAGACCAATCGTCTTGAGCTTTACCAGGCCACGAAGCCACCGTCCGCGTGTGCCGCATGACAGAAACGTCAGACAGCGTCGCTGGGATAATATTACGATGAGCAGTGAAATACTGCCCAATGTCAGTACCCCAGTCTATTAGCCATGACCACGGGATGAGTTCCCACATCGATGAAGCATCGAAAGTGAGACCAAGAACCGCGCGTCGTGCTAAAGCACGCATCTCTTTAGGCCTAGCCAAACTAAGGCAATCACCAGCAGGTAACCACCTGCAGTGTGCCTTAATTGAGAGGCTAGTTACCACGTCAAAGTCTTCACGTAGAGTGAAGTTCTGCGTCTGGATGAATTTATTCACCTTAGCAGAATTGCCGTAGTTACCTATTGAGACAGTCCGTCGGAGACCGTGCTGGGAACGTAGCCTTTCGATCTCACCGACCCGGTGATTAACCTGGTCAGTAAAGTTCATTAGGCTAACTAGATCATCAACTACGGGACGAATCCCGAATTGATACATCAAGTTGTTGTTACCAATATTCCGGAAGAAGGAATTTCCCGCATCCTGAATAAGGTGAAACAACTCTCCCAGTTGCAACGCGTTAGTCACCACGTCCACATAAGGACGTGATGGATTAGTACGTGCAGCTGCCTGAGTGGCAGCATCGGTGTCGAAAATGTCACCGACGATTCCCAAGTGGTCGAAGCAGTTATGGGTATCCAACATATCAACACGATAGTCGGTAAACCAACTGGAGAAGAACCCAACGTTAGGTTTGTTGAGTCTACCTCCAGAAACTGATTCGTGAAAGACATTGAGAGGAGCATTATCACCGGAACCGACAACGTCGGAACAGGTGTCAAATGAACTCCAAACAGTGCCTCCACCAATGGTAGAGCCAAATCTCCCTCCGTAGTTTTTATTTTCGACTGCGGATGAATTTCTAACTCTACCAGGCATGGGAATTACTCCAGTTATTGAGGGAAATGGATCAGATTTGGAGCTATTAGCTCCGCGTGAGAGCCATGTGAGGATAGCACGTACGCTATCCTC